GCTAACCCATTGATTTTAAAGGATTGGTTGCGGGGAGAGGATTTGAACCTCTGACCTTCAGGGTCGTGGGCCTCGTTTAGAATCAATGACTTACAAGCCACTTTTTTTTCGGGCACATAACTAGTACATTAGTTAAGGTATTTCTTATTATAGAGGTAATGTATGTATACTTATAAGGAACAATTAGAGATAGTTAGCAAGATCCCGGTCAAAGAGGGTGAAGGTTTTAACATGAACTGTCCTTTTTGCGGCGGCTATAAAACATTTGGTTTAGCGGTTAAGGACGGAAAAAAGCTCTACCATTGTTTTAAAGTTTCTTGCGGCGTTAAAGGTGTACAGGACGTTGGCATGAGCTCTCATACAATCATGCGTAGACTGAATAATAAGAGCTCCAAAGATCGAACTAAGAAGTTGCTACCAATTCCGACGATGCTAGGTGAACCTAAAAATTACCCGGCAGTAATGAAGTACTTATCTAATACAAACTGTCTTGCTGCATATAAGAAAGATCTAATAGAAATAAAATATTCCCCGGCAGAAAATAGGGTTCTATTTTTCTCAGAAGACGGTCAGGGTGCCGTTGGCAGATCGCTTATTGGAGCAGTCCCGAAATGGAAACAGTTTGGATTGATCGAGGGGTTGATAAAAGTGGGTAGTGGTAATAAAGCCATAGTAGTTGAGGACATTGCATCTGCGTGTGCAATTGGGGGCTTGACTGATTATGTAGGTTGCGCTTTATTAGGCACAGTATTGAACACTCAACAAAGGGCTCAATTAATGTTGTTTTCAGACATTATGATAGCTTTAGATAAAGATGCCAGTAAAAAGGCCATACAATTAAAAAGTAGATTGGAAGGTCGAGTAAATACAAAAGTGATCTTTTTAGAAGACGATATAAAAAATATGCAAGCCAAAAAGATAAGAGAGCTAGTGTAATGTATAATTGTTCATGCCTTAAATATATTAGAAGTGAGAATCCAGTGTATCGTTGGGGGTATTTATGTACATCTACCTCAAAAGTAGTAAGGAAATTTAAAATGATGTCTAGGATTGGAGTACCGGGGTCCGATTGGGTATCTTCATCGTCATGGTGCAGCCCGATTGTGCCTATAGCGCCACCCAGAAAAAATGATCATAAGTTAGCGCTTAACATAGACACTTACGTTGACTATGTAGATAAATAATTAATAAATAGTCGAAGCTAACCTTAGCACCGACTTTAAAAAAAAAGGGAAAAGGTTATGTTAAAAGCTCGAGGGCTTATTCTAGTGGACTATGAACTGCCAAATGGTTTTATAGATGCCGCTGAAGAGCAAAGGAAACTTGAAGAAGCAATGAATAACATTGTCAGAGGAAACAGCCGGGTAACTTATTATCAAGCTGATATTAAAGAAAGGCGTGGTGAAGGGAAACCGGATCTCAAGAAGTTAAAAATACGAACTTCATAAGCCCTATTCATGTTTCAAACAGCCCCTGCTAAATGCAGGGGTTTTTTTTGTCTTAATGCTTTATTTTTAATCTTTACTATGGTAACTATCTTACCCTAACAGAATGAGGAATCAGGGTAAGATGCTAGATACATCAATTTTAAAGTCATTACTCAAACATGACTTCTATGAGAAGAATAAACAAAACCTTAATCAAAAACTTTTCTCAGATGAAATCCGCTCTTTATTTAGTGTCGTTGAAACAGCGCATGAAAGATATAAAACGGATCTTACAGCTCAAGAGCTTTATAAAATTTGGGAAGTCGAGCACCCGGTAGCAACCAAAGCCGAAAGAGAAGACGTTTATGACCTTATTGGTCATGTAGAAGCTGAGCCAGAATATAATGAAGAAATCAGCTCAGATATAATACAGCGATTGTGGCAAAGAAATTTTGGTAAAAGATTAGCGGTATTGGCGCTAGAACTAGCAGAGGGTAATCCTCGAGCTTTTTCACTAATAACAGAAGCTGTCTCTAAACATACAGAGGGCTTCGCAGACGATGATTTAGGGCCAAATACTTGTGATGACTTTGTACTGCTTGCGGAAGAGTTTGATGACAGTACCCGGGCTAAATTTCCCTTACAGCAATTGTACCGGCGAGTACCCGGGATAAATAAAACAGAATTCGGCATAATATTTGCGACACCTAATACAGGAAAAACTGCTTTTTGTGTAAGCTTGGCACTAGCCCCGGGTGGGTTTGTTGATCAAGGATTTAAGATCGCCTTTTTGGGCAATGAAGAAGCAACAAAACGAACTGTTATACGAGCTCACGGCACATGTACCGGGATGACTGCTCAGCAAATGTTTGAAGATCCTAAGAAAACTAGAGAAATATATAAGGCAAGATCTAAAGGACTAGTCGTATTTAAAGATACTCAGGACTTCGATCTGGATCAAATAGATAGGTATTTAGGGCGCGAAAAAGCTCAAATAGTATTTATCGATCAGGCAGACAAAGTAATGATTGGCGGAAATTTCAATGCAAGCCACGAAAGACTAAGAGAGCTTTACCGCCGGCTGCGCGAAATGGCTAAGAAGCATGATTGTGCAATCTTTGGCGTTAGCCAAGCTAGTGCAGAAGCTGATGGTCGGACCAGATTAACCTATACGATGATGGAAGGATCAAAGATTGGCAAAGCAGCCGAGGCAGATCTCATTCTAGGTATAGGTAAGCAAGATTTAGAGGAAGATGATAATCTCCGATATATCACCTGTTCTAAAAACAAAATCAACGGATGGCATGGAACCATAACCTGTCAGATCCAACCTGATATTTCGAGGTATGTGGACTGATGGGAAAAAGATCTGATTTTAAAAGGGTTGCCCGGGATTATTATAAAACTCCAGAACATGCAGTGACACCTTTAGTGCCGTTTCTAAAAGATGTTCAGACATATTGCGAACCGTGTGCCGGGGATGGTGCGCTTATTTCACATTTATCTGAATTACTAGACTGTGTTTCTGCATTCGATATAGCTCCGCATAATCCAAACATTCCAATCAAAGACGCATTATCTTTGGATAATTCAGATTTAAATAATGCTGATGTAATAATTACAAATCCACCTTGGGATAGAAAAATCTTACACCCATTAATTTTACGATTTTCATCTTTAAGACCAACGTGGCTACTATTCGATGCCGATTGGATGCATACGAAACAGTCTGCCGAATATATGAAATATGTAAAAAAGATTGTGAGCATTGGTCGAGTGAAATGGTTCGATGGCGTTCACGGCAAAGACAACTCTTGTTGGTATTTATTTGATCAAACTCACTACGATCCTGACCACCCTCGTAGCACAACATTTTATGGAAGAACTTAATGAATTATATGAACCTAACAGACCTTTTTAATTTAGACGATATTCTTGTCCTAGACCTTGAAACCACAGTTTGTGATCAGAACGGAAACACAGATAACTCTCCGTTTAATCTGAAGAATAAAGCAGTAGGTTGTTGGTGGTTATGGATAGAAAATAAGGTGATTGGAGACATAAATAAAAGTGTCTGGTATCACAATGAGAAGACCCGGCCCGATACAAGGGATGAGTTGCAGAAAGCTTTAGATCGGGCAAAGCTGATTGTAGCTCATAACGCGAAGTTTGATATCATTTGGTTATTAGAGATAGGCTTCGAAATAAATTGTCCGATATATTGCTCCATGATCGGCGAATTTATATTTGCTAGAGCTCAGCCACAGAAGCTTTCTCTAAAGGAAACCGCAATCAGGCGCCGCGTAACGCACAAGAAGTCGGATCTTGTAGACGCTATGTTTAAGGACGGTATTGGATTTGAGGCTATGCCTCTTTCAACCGTTGATGAATACGCCGAAGCAGATGTAATTTCTTGTGCCGAAATTTTTGTTCAACAAGTTAACGATCTTCAAGAGGAGAAGAATAGAGGGCTCGGCCCGGTGTTTTGCTTGATGAACGACAACATGCAGGTACTAATCGAAATGGAGCGTAATGGTATTAAGATTGATTTAGAAGCTCTCGATCAGGTTGAAAAAGAGTATTTAGAAGAGAAGGAAATACTGACAAAACGGCAGTCTAAAATTGCCGCTGAAGTACTCGGAGATACTCCCTTCAATCTCTCCAGTGGGGCGTCTCAATGCATGATAGTGTATGGGCGTACAGTGACGGACAAAGACCTACATGCTAGGCTTTTCAACATCGGTACAGGGCCTAATGGAAAGCCTTTACCTCAACCCTACATGTCTAATTCTCAGTATAAAGATAGCGTCAGATCAAGTACGAAAGTTGTCAAAAAAACTAGAGCTGAACAGTGTCCATCTTGCAATGGTTCGGGCCGACAATACAAGGTAACTAAGAAGGGAGTTCCCTTTAAAAATCAACCCAAATGCACCCTCTGCGAGGGGTCCGGGGCTATCTATATAGACACCAAAGAAACTGCCGGATTAAAGCTTAGCCCTCTTGGGCCGAGATATGCATGTATACACGGATTCAAAGTAGATAAGAAAACAATCGAAGAACTAATCGAACAAGCAAAGCACAAGAATAATGATATTGCAGTAGAATACTTAACAAATCACTCACGATTAAATGCAATCAATACTTATCTCAATTCTTTTGTTAATGGGATTAGAACTTGGGTTCGTAGTGATGGTATTTTACATGCAAACTTTAATCAGACAGTTGCTCGAACTGGTAGACTGAGCTCAAGCGGCCCTAACCTACAGAATTTTCCAAAGTCAGGAAAGTTTCCAATCCGAAAGTGTATGATTAGCCGCTTTGAAGATCAGAATCTTATAGAGAGCGACTTTGCCCAACTTGAATTCAGAATTGCCGGAGAACTTTCTCAGGATCGACAGATTATTGATGATATTCTATCTGGCAAGGATATACATAGCCAGACTGCTAGTATTATTCTAAAGAAGCAGCCGAGCGAAGTAACAAAGCAAGAGCGTTCTGTAGTTGGAAAGCCCTATACATTCCAACCATTGTATGGCGGTGGTGCAAATGGAAAGCCGCCGCATATCAAAGCATATTTTGATTCATATTTTGAAATATATAGTGGCTTAAAAACGTGGCATGAAAAGCTTATCTCGGGAGTACTATCTGATGGCATTGTTAGAACTCCATCCGGCAGGGAATTCTACTTTCCAGATGCTAAAAGACAGAAAAATGGGCGAGTGAGAAATCAGCCAAGTATTGTCAACTATCCAGTACAAAGTTTTGCAACTGGTGACTGTGTGGTACTAGCTTGTATCCGTTTTCTAACCTACTTGCGTAAGCACAATTTAAAATCAAAATTCATACTTACAGTACATGATAGTTTGGTTGTCGATGTTGCGCCCAATGAAACAAAGGAAATTGTAGCCGGTCTTAAATGGGCCATGAAAGGCTTAAAGGAAGATCTTGTGTCTCGTTTCAATTTTGAGCCCACTGTACCGCTAGATATAGATATTGAAATTGGAAAAAACTGGATGGAAATGAGCGAATTAGTTTGACCTGTTACCTTTAGTAATGTAAAATTAAAGACCTAACTAAGTGAACAACGAAAGGATTCGTATGAACCAAGTTGCAGAAATCGACAGAGCAGAAGCAAACGCACTAATTGCAGAATTAGGCGGTGGGACACAAGAAGAAACAATAACAGTCCCTTTTCTTAAAATAAATTATGACCAAGAAGATAAACAGGGCCGAGACGTTAAACGCGGAACTATTTATCTAGAGGGGCAATCCGAGGCAGTTTATGCCCCCAAGGTTAACATCCATGTAATGGCTCAGTATTACCAATACCGTCAGTCAGATCCGAGCACATATAAAATTGTGAATAAAACCGTTCTGATGGAAGATATGCGTAGAGGGGAACCAAGAGATATGCTTGGTGGCATACGTTGTGGACGCCCGGCAAGCAAAACTATGGCGGAACTCAGCCAAGAAGATCAGGACATGTGGCGAAAGAAAGTTAAAGCTACTAGGATCTTGCGTGGAGTATGTAGCTATGAGGGCATAACGGCAGACGGAGACGCGAAGTCCGTTGTTAACGAGCCGTTTCAGCTTTATATTACAGGATCTAGTTTCTTGGAATTCGACAAAGTACTTAACTCATTGCCTTATGGAAAGAGATATCAAGATTTCTGGGTAGAGTTTAGCACTGAGAAAAAAGATAAGTATTTTTTAAGTAAGTTTAAGACTGATTTTCAGAAGCCGGCAGATTTAACAAAAGATGTAGTGGAAACTATGAAGCTTTTTGTTGCAATGGCTAAACAAGAAAATGGTCGAATTGAAGCCGGATATCGAAGTGCTTCAATAGAAGGTACTGTAGAGAGCAAAGCGTATGACGCAATCTCTGGGGATCTTGATCAAGACTTAGCTTAACTTAGGGGGCTTCGGCCCTCTTTTACCTACAAGGAATTTATTATGCTTTCTATTTTAGAGAGCCAGATGCGTATTGTCTTAGAGGATCTATCAAACGAACAAAAGAATGTTCAAGTTACAGATGAACTTATTGATAAATATACCGAGCAATTTCGCGAGGCTTTAAAGAAACAAACTACCGCCCGATCTAAAGATTTCAATCTTAGAATGTCGAATATAGGTCGAGCTCCATGCCAACTACAGAAAGAAGCAGCCGGGGCTACTAAAGAACGGATGCCCTACAATCATTGGATGCGGATGGTGATTGGTGATTGTGTCGAAATACTTGCGCGCATGGTTCTAGATCTATCCGAAATAGAGGTTGGTAGTGACGGAGATCAAGTAGAGCTAGATGTAAATGGCACTAAGATCTCAGGTACATCAGACATTGATATAGTCGTTGATGGAAAGCAAAAGGTTTATGATATTAAATCTGCTTCACCATATGCAATCAGAGACAAATGGAAAGACGGCTTTAATCATTTCTATGCTAACGATGAGTTTGGCTATGTAGCTCAACTATATGGCTATGCTGATAGTCAGAACAAAGAGCCCGGTGGTTGGATTACCGTAGATAAATCTTCCGGGGAGATCATAATAATTGAGGTTGAAGCAAGCCCAGAACAAGAGCGGAAGATAAGATCTAGCAGAGAATATTTAGTAGATCTGATAGTCAACAATAGGCCATTTAAACGGTGCTTTGAAGAAGAGGACGAATTCTTCGGTAAAAAACCTACTGGAAGAACTGTGCTCCATAAGACATGCGGTTGGTGTAGTTACAAGCTAGATTGTTTTCCAACTGCTCAGCGTCTTCCTAATCCCTCAAGTACAGCGAAAAATCCACCTTGGAAGTGGTATGTGAGATATGAAAACTCAGAGCGCTAAAGCTAAAGGGCGAAAGCTTCAACAATGGGTTCGAAATATTATTCTCGAGCTCATTAGTTCCCTAGAAGAAGATGATGTTAAAAGTACATCAATGGGCGCCGGTGGCGAGGACGTACAGCTAAGTCCGGCAGCTCGAAAAGCAATGCCAGTGAGCATTGAATGCAAGGCAAGAAAATCCATAG